GTCACTCTGCAAGTGCCTCTTGTCTAATGGCTCTTCGCCATCATATAAAAGGCACTTCAGGAGAGCGGGCCATCCGTCTAACTTGGATGGTCTTCTCTTGGGAATCAGAACTGGTGCATTCACTTCAAAACGCATCAGCTTTGAGTTCCACTTCTCGACCGAATATCCTAAGAAGGATGTCCAGCCGAGACCTGGACTTGTGTCCATGACGTGAGGTAGATACCCGTAAACACGAGTAACTAACTCACGCATGCGTTTCGCAGTAGACCACCAACCACTCTTGTAGAATAGGTTGGCAGTCTTAACGAAAGACACAAGTCGCTCAGGTTGACGTCTGTCAGTTGGAGGCATTTGACGCATGTACGTCGGTGTGACGCACACGCCATCATAAGCATCCATCCCGCAAGACTCTCTGAACTTTCCAGTCCAGAAAGACTTGCGAGTGTTAACCTTCAAGGCGAATGCCTCTAAGGTTGCACTGACAGCAGGTGCCTCGTCCGAGGGGACAATGAGATCGTCCCCGAAGACGTAGATATCGCGCGCAACCTTATTCAGGTTACGCATCGATAGTGGTAGGCTTGACTCTCGCATCCTCGTCAAAAGCACAATGGTGTAAAGCACCATGCTCAAGACTGGGAAGCAAGTAGCCGAACCCATAGACGCAAACTTCCTGAGTTGGACTTGTCGTCCGTCAGGCAAGGATGCAGTTGTTGAACGAGCAGCGCTCAGGGCCCCTAAAAGGTCCGGAACACTACTCAGCATTTGTTCAACAACTCCAAAAAGGACTCGGTCGCTAGCCTCTGACAGATCGAGGGTGGCATATCTGCCATCCTTGGAACTGCTGAGCGCTAACTCACGATTGATCGATTGGTCGTTGAAGTTTATACGACCCTTCGTAAGGGGATGAGAGGATAACTTGTTAGTTATGAACCTCTCAAGGCCTTGCTGTGTGTATTGCATACACACAGGCTCAATCGCGATGATACGAGGACCTTTAAGGGTTTTAGGAACAGGAGTAATCCTTACGGACTGCTCCTCTCCAGGTTCGACAAACTCAAACTTGTCTAGTTCCCCATCCTCGATGGCGCCTACGGAAGCAACGCCGTACGCATCCACCGGGAAGTAAGGCTCTAGACGAGTGTGCCACCGACCAGGTAGGTACTTGGAATTACCTTGTACCCGCTCAGCGGTAGCACCGGGGCCGTGCTTAGGTCGGAAATCACTAAACTGCGGACGTAGTCCGCGTTCAGCGAAAACTGACGACCAAAGCATTCGGGATAAAACCACAAAGTCACCGTAAAGATCCCCGCATAGGGGTCCTCTACGTCGACGAGGTGGTCTCCAGGCGTCAAAAAGTCCGCCCGGCTCTGGAATAAAGGAATCCGATAAGGACCCTTCTGTTCCCAGAGATTCCGAGGAAGAACTTCTACCTCGCAGACTCCCAGCTTTGAGAGCCTGTCGAGGTGTGAAGAACTTCTCAACCTCGCTAAGTTCGTTCTCACACGCCACGTAGCCATCTAAGGCCTCCTTTACTCTCTTATGAGAGCATTGTAGGTTAAGCTTCTTAAACATCAGGCAAATCTGCCTGACAGATAAGATAGCATCCACCGATGGCTGGTGGCGAAGCCTACCATCTACCCTATTGAACACAAGGTCGAGCAAACCTCCGAGAAATCGGGGGAGCGCTCCATGCCTCGAAAAACCTTCGAAGCATGTTGGGCCTACAAAGCCAACTTCTAAACTTCTCTCGAAGTCAGAAGCGAACTTTGGAAGGGTTATCGTCAAGAACGATACTCCTTCGTGTTCAAATCTCCGTGACAAAGTAACAAAGTCACGGTGGGTTTCGGCACCACATCGAGTGCTGCTGTCCAGCAGTACTCCCTCAGCTAGCCACGTAAGGCTTTTCATCCTCACTCCTCTAACGAGGGGTTAAGGGATCCATAGCCTACGCTGCAGAACTGAGGTGAAGAACTCTAACCACAAGAGAACCAGGTACATGG